GTCACACGAAGTGCAGACGCCACAAGCCGGATCTGAGCGCCAGTGGCAGCAATGCCAGCAGTCGCAAAATCGCTAACGAGACTCGAAATGTCCTCGCCAGCAGCCGTCGACAACGTCGCAGTTGTCGTCCACGTAGAAGTGTTGTTGCTCGCCTGAATAGATGAACCGTCCGACGCAATATCGTGCGCCTGGTGGTAAACCCACGCGATGCCGGCCGCGTTGGCCGTGCATGTTCCGCGCGCACTCGCGTGCCCCTTTTGACTGGGCAGCACGAGGGCATCTGGCAAACAGGGGTACCTTCCGTCTCGCTTGAGTTTCCAAGGATCCACACTCGCAACAAGGTAGTCACGAGTGCACGGAGGCATGAACACAGTTGGACGAACCGGCAGTGCCTTGGCCTTTGAGGTAGCCTTTCGGGTGTCTTTTCCTCTGCGAACGATCGGCATAGTTGACGCTGGTCCTTTGCGACGCTGAAAGTAGAAATTATCAGGTTCTCCGACGTGGAATTCTCCGTCGGTGTTTGGGATTGCGTTGCCGTCGATGACTTGGTTGTTGGCGGAAAAGGGTGTGTGCGGTTCCCACTGAATATCAATGTTGGAGAAATGCACAGGGTATCGGTATGCGTCGTAGTACTGGTTATCAAAAATGAAACCACGAGGCATTTGGGTATATGAATTACAGTCGTGTTTGTGTGGATGTGATTAGGGGTAGTGGAATGGTGATTGTTTTGTTGTGCCGGTCTCAATTGGCACTGTCTGAGGATATTTCACCCAGATTACCAGGAGTTGATTGTCTCGCGGTCGGCGGATGCAAACTCAATGAAGCCCACATGACATGCAGGGTTGGACACAATGGGTGGTTTGAACCTGATATACAAATTGTCGTATTCAGTCTCCATTGCTTCCTGCAGCTGTGGGGTGATTCCATAAGCTCTGTAAAATGAGATTCGGGCTTCCTGTGTGACGGTCTTATGCTCTCGGTGCATGTCGCGTGACAACCAATACAGCCCGTCGCGCGCAATAAACGCGTCCTTGACTGCACCGGCCGTTGTTGCCCGCGCCATACTCCTATACATTGCGTCGAAAACGGGCAGTCCTCCAGCCATCGCCAATCCACAATCGGCTACTGCTTTCAGCTGCTTGTGCCACACCCGCGCTGTTTCCAGCGTTTTCACCGCACAGAAGTCAGTTGTACTGGCCTTGTGGGGGTTGCGACACATCGTCCACGTCGTTCCGTCAAACACCGGGCGAGACTGGCAAAACTCCAGTTTCTCGAGCTCGGTGATCGGTTCCTCCATCTCCATCCTGAATCCCAGCGCATCACAAAATGCTGGGAAACCGTCGAGGACTGGTAGGTCCTCCTGTTCCAAAATTATCACGCAGTCGTCCCCGTTGTTTACGAGGTCGAACTTGTCCACTCGTCCACTTAAGAACGAGTGCACAATCCCGCACATGATCAACGTGTTGCCTAGACCCGTGTTCATGTCTCCACTCATTCGGCCACCTTCGAACTTAAACGAGATGAAACCGTCGCGGCATCTGGTTGAACCGCGATTTGA